AGACGGTGAATTGCTTCTGGCGGTGCTTCGAAGTCTTCAATCGTCCAGTTTCTAAACACACGCGTTTCGCTGTTGCGCACATACTCGCCCTTCCAGACGTGCATGTATTTGTCTGGATCGCGGCGCTTGTCGTATTCCATTTCGTCTTTGAGAACGTCAGGGAACCACGGGTTGTCTTCGAAGTTTACCTCAACAACCTTGCTTTTCTCTGGGGTGTTTGGACCACGCAGCAAGCCTTCGATCGGATCAGTGTCGTAACGCGGGTTCCAAGTGAACCACAGCTGCGAACCTGGCTTACGAATGGTCGGGCGCAAGATGTCCAGCGAGAACTGGCTCAGGCTCTGCGCTTCCTCAACCCAGGCAATGTCATAACCTTCAAGCGACTTGATGCTGTCTGCTGTGTGGTTCTGCAAGCCTTGGAAGATGATGATGCCGCCATGAACGGATCTGATCTCGAACTCTTTGATCGTGAACATGTGCGCAACGCCAAGTTCTTCGATCTTGTTTTCAAGCAGCTTCTTGACCGACTGCGCCAGAGACTTCTGAACCTCACGAACGCACACAGCGTCAACACGCTCCATGATGCTGCGCTCAATCAGCATCTCTGCGAACATGTGAGACTTGCCAGAACCACGGCCACCATGAGCGCCAAGGTATCTGGCGTCTGGATTACTGAGAACAGGAAGCGCCCAGCGCGGTGTTTTTATCTGGAGGTTCATTGACCGATATTACGCATCGCCATTATTTGCTCGATTTGGTCGGCTGGGATGCCTTGGTTCCTGAGTTGTTCAGGCGTAAGTCCCAATATACCTCTTGCACCTTCTCTTGCCCGGCTGGAGAGACGAAGTCCGTCACCAGTTCCAGCCTGCCCTGTATCTCCGCGTCCGACACTGGTCGGTTGAGGTTGAACAGTTTGGTCAGGGACGCGTCCAGCAGATCCTTCTGCCTCGGCGACAAATCCGCCAGTTTCGGCCCGATGACTTGGCGCACCTGCGCCACGAATGCCTGCCGAGGTTGCTGCTCTGTCTGCATCTGATCCATTCCATCTCATTACAATCACGGGCGGCATGCCCTGACTTTCATCCCAGCCATCAGAGCGCCATGCTTCGAGCAAATCCTCATAAGCAAGTTCGCCATGATCGGCCACATACATATCTTTGTCGAACGGAACCCGCCCAACCTCTTCAAAACCAAACTCACCGTAGTATTGCGGCAAGAAGCCATCTGGAAACTTATCAGAAGGCACAGCAAAAGCATCAAGTATATTTGCACCCTCGTCAAGCGCTTTTGCTATTACGCTTGGTGCGGCTGTGCCTTTTGATCCTGGAGCGTTGCTAACAACACCCACCAAAGCCTTGTCGCCTTCCTGCATATCGACGCCAGCCCATGAGTAATCTGGCTTTGCATCAAGAGCAAAGAAGACATCGTCATCACCAAGCTGATATGCCACCAGATCGCCAGAGCGCGCACCCGCCTTAACTTCCTGCGGTGAGTAGTTTGTCAGTGCTGGTTTGTATTTGTTGTCATTGATTGCATCGACAAACGCCTGCGGAGATGCACCACCAGCTTTGACAGATGTGGTCGTGGGCTTCCAGTTGTCCGTCAGAGAGTTAACAAGCAGGCGCGTATCGATCGCAGGCATACCTGTTCTATCAGCGGCCTCCATTGTCATGATGCGCTCCAAGTCTTCAACCTGACGCCCAGTGACCTCTTGGATCGGTAACGTCAAATCGAAAGAGCGGCGACCAAATTTGTTAAAGTCGCTGCCAAATGCGTTGATGTTCTTTTCGCCCCAGAAATCAGGGAACATTTCAAACGTCGATATGTTCTGATCAAGCGCGCCAAACACACGGCCACGAATGCCATAGCGATAGCTTGGGTGGACGGGCAGACCCTCTGCGGCCAGATCCACTGGAGGCAAGCTGAAGTCAGGCTCAATGAATAGCAAAGTATCGCGCGGGTTTGCACCAGCATATTTTGGGTCAACAGTCTCTTGCATAACGCGGTTGACGTTAGGCGCTCCAGCATCCTGTATCTTCTTATTGCTAATTACAGAAGCAATACGACCGCGCTCTTCGAAAGTAGCGCTGTTTATGAACTCCTGCAAATTAGGGCTTTTGAAGCCTGGAAACTCAGCTAAACCAACAAGTGCTGGGTCTGCACCCGCTCCAGCCTGACGGATTGCATCATCCATCCTGCTGATCACTCTCTCGTCAATACGACCATCCCTGACATATGCGTCAGTTGTTTTGATTAGAGAGTTAATAAAGCTAATGTTTGTTTTGTGGCTTGTTGGGTTCATCGCTGTGACAGCAATCAGATCCGCACCCTTGCCAGCTTTTTTTGTGCCAATTCCCGCACCCTGAATAGCCCAAGCAAGACCATTCTCTTGGCTTGATGGCAGCAGCGGGAAGCCTGGGCCACCCATCATCACCTCTGGCACATCCACGACAGAACTATCAATGCCCCTGTAGAAACCACCAGCGCGCGTCAGGTCAGCCACTGTTGGGATAATGCGAGCATCTTCCAAATCTCTAGGCGTAATGCGCGGCGCATCTACTGGGGTTTGATCGGGAATGTCTGGTAAACCACCAACAACATCAGCGCCAACACCTTGAGCCATTGCTGGATCACCACGGCCACGAATAAAGTCAAAATCAAGTCCGCCAAGCGCTCTGGTGTTACCAATAACGTCCGCCATAAATGGGCTGTCGTAAATCTCACGGGCCAAAATGCCTGCGCCCTCTGCGATCGGCTTAGTCAGTGGGAACGCCTCTGCAACGCCAAGGCCAGCCTCTAGGCCACCCAAGCCCATCTTGAGGTAATCACCTTCCTGATAGCCCTCAACAGCTGTTCCTCCACCCTCTTCGATAGCGAAAGCTGCGCCCAGTGGCGTTAGATCAGCAAGGCCAAGGCCATCAAGGATGTTCTGAGATGTCGGGCTGGTGTCGCCCATGATGTCGCGTGCGTATCGTCCAGCGAGATATGGATCTAGGCCAAGCTGGTTAATCAGTGCATCTTGAACGCGCTGCGTAGACGTTTCGCGCATGGTGTAATCTGGCGCTTGCAGTGTGCCATATGTTTGCTCTGCTTGGGCGATGTCCTGCGGTGTTAGGCTTGGAGGCGTAAACGTGCCGCGATAGGAAGCAATTTCGTCTGGCGTGAAACCAGCAGCGAGAAAATCGTCATCGATCAGACCTGCTATTGATCGATCGTATTCTGCTAATTCAGCCAGTCTGTCCATTATGCTTCCTTCGGATCTACAATCACCCGCTCGATCTTCTGCACGATGGGACCGCCTTCTGGTCCTGAGTGTTCATTTTTCACCGTGTCGTTCCAATCGTCGCGGAACCTGTTTTTCATGTTGAAGATGTAGCTTGTTGCGTTGAAGCCATCGATCCCGCCAAACGTAGCCATGCGGCCATTTCGTTCCCACCATGCTTGCGAATGTTTCATCGCTTCCTTTATGGCCTCCTGAAATTCTGGGATTTCATTCTGCCATCTGTCGAAGTTTGAATATGCAATATTAAGTTCCAGAGCCATTTCGCACTTGCTCATTCCCTCTTTGCCGCAATTAATTACGATCTCGCACATCTTGGGTTCGTATTTTGTCGGTCTTCCAACTTTCTTCTTCGCTGCCATTTCACACCTCATATCTCAGCCAAGCGGACTGGACGCATGGCTGCAATATAAAGCAAAGCTGGTGTTATATCAATCGCTGGAAGCAACCTCACCGCCACACGCTGCGTATCCAGCCATGTCGATCCAATTATCGTAATGAGATGGGTTTCCCCATGCTCTCACTGTCTTCAGGTCAATAAGCATAATTGCGACTTGATCTGGTCTGATAGTTACGCCTAGTCGCGCGCTCCATATTGCCGCTATGCTTGCGAAGTTGTCCTCAACATCACCGTGAGTTAATGCTCTATCCTTGCTCACACACTTACTGGCACTTTCTAGTATAAAAGCTCTGTTCATTTCCTTGCCTCCACTGGTCGATCGGCTTGATCTTGATACTTCCCGTTCCCGTATGATGCGGGTTCTTCTATGCGGTGAAAGATAGCCTGTGCGATGCCTGCGCCTGCTGGGATGCGAAGCGGTTTCCACCCATAGTAAACCAGTTCGAGCGTGAGCCATCCGCGCCAGTCTGGTTCGATCACAGTGTTGAAGACTGACAGACCTTTGCGCGCCCATGTGCTTTTGTCGTGAACGACAGCGATTAGATCCTGTGGCATGTCGAACTTTTCGATCGTGCTGGCCAGAGCGAAGCGCTTGAACGGGTGCAGCAGAACAGATTGCTTGATGCGCAGATCATATCCAGCTTCGGACAATCCATAGCTGACGCCGTGTTCTTTCAGCTTCATGCCTGCCATTGGGGTGAGCGGTCGGGTGTCGTATAGCTTTTGTCCGTTGCAGATCATTCTACTGCCGCCAATAATCGTGTTTGTGCTTGTGGAATATCACTCATCTGTTTTTCCCCTCAATTTGTTGTTTTCCTGTGCGATGACGATCAGCAGGCGGAGCGTGTCTTCGGCCAGTTCTGAGAAATGGGCCATGTCTTCAAGCGCGTGCGTTATGCGCTCGAACTCCAATGTGATGTCAAAGTCTTCACACATCGCGTGGTAGGCCATAGCGAGCCATAATGCCTTTAACTGATTTCTCTGTTAGTTCTAACATGCCTGCAATAGATGCGGCTGTCAGATCATACTTGAGCATGTTGTTGATGACCTTTGCTCTTTCTGTCAGCGGCGCGTTGTTGCCTGTCTTTGGGCGTCCACCCAGACTGCCATTTTTCTTGGCAACTTGTAGGTTTCGGGTGGCGGGTGCTGAACGATGACCTGGAACAATCACCATCTTGTTGATCTTGGCGTCGATCTTGTTCTGCGCATCCCATGCCTTGCGATAGACGTCTTGGTGTTTATCAATCTGAAGCTGGCTCATGATCCCAATCCCTCTGGACGTGCTTTCGGTCTAATCGACGCAGCAGGTGCATAAGTGTAATCGCAGAACGCGTCAG